TCACGGCATGCATTGCTCTACTTGACCCTCCAGTTTGGAAGGATGGCCGGCGACTCCGTTTTGCTGATCGTTTAGATGATCGACGACGATCTGCAAGGCCTTCTGCCACCGCCGCCAGGCCGTCGTGCGATCGCGCCCGAGGCGACGGCAAATGAACTTCCACTCGTAGTGCTTCGCGCGCATCCAGACCAGATGCCGTTGTTCAACCTCGAGCCACTGCATCCAGCGCATTGTCTCCAGCATCCGCTCGATGGCCTCGGGAGTCGGCGGGAGTGGCCGGTACTCGTAGTCCTTGTCGTCGAAGCCTTCCCACCCATCGCGCACGAAGGCAGGCCATACGTTGAAGTAGCCCTGCACCCTGACCCGGGGCAGTCGCCGTCCCGTCTCGGCCGCCTCGGCAAACCGGGCCGCCACGTCATCGATCGTCCAATCATTCATGGCCGCACAACTCCAGAAGGCGTTGAGGTGAGATAGGTGGCGGCGGACTATCCTGTGCGTAGAGCCATGGTTCCACGGCCTCCCGAAGTGCAAAACAATCGACACCAAGCGCTGCAGCAACCGCTGCATATGCACCATCAGCGGCTTGAGCTGCAGCTGCGGTCCAGACGGCGTCCATTGCGGAGTCCTTCTCAACCGTGTCGAAAAACATCAGATTCCAGACACGCCTAGCTTCGTCCGCAATGTCGCACCAGTGCCAGCGACCATAGTCGATCATGTATTCATGCAATGCATCTCCAACGTCATAGGCAATGGCGCGACCTTCAATTCTGTTGGACAGCATTTTGGACAATTGCATCAGCAGGCTCTTTTCGCTTCTTGTAGTCATGATTGCTCCTCACCGCCCGTACAGGCGTTCTCCAAGTCGTCGCACAAACTCGCGCTCGACGAAATCCAGCCGCTTGTCCTCTTCGGACACCACGAGGATGTGCTGGTCGCGCCAACCCTGACGCTTGATGCTCTCCGGATCCTCTCGGGAAGAACTGCGATCGAGCGGGCAGCGGTAGTGTTGTGCCGGGATCTTCACGTCACACCTCCTGCATCTCGATGGCCCAGTGCAGCAGTGCCAGGGCATCGGCTTCGTTGTCATCAACCGGAGCGTGGCCACGCTCACGAACTGCTGCGATCACGTCCTCCTTGCCGGCATTACCTTTGCCGGTCGCGTGCTTTTTGATCGTGCCGACCGGCACGCCCTGGTACGGGATCTGATGGTGCTCGCACCACGCCGTGAGCGTGGCCAGAAACCCGCCGTAGGCGTGGGCCGCGTCGGTCGAGACATGGCGACGCACTTCCTCGAAGTGCAGGCAGTCGATGCCGTCGCAGGATTGCTTGATCTCGGTCAGCCAGCGCTTGAAGCGCAGAAAGCGCATGCCGCCGCCTTCGAAGCGCTGCGGCCGGAAGCTCTCGGATCCGCTCGTGATGTGGCCGTCACTGCCGCGCAGCGCCCAGCCGGTGGTGGTGCCCAGATCGAGGGCGAGGATGGTCGTGGTCATGGTGTCAGTCCTTGTTGGGTGCAGGACTGACGCTTCCGACGGATCATGTCGTAACTTCCCGTGACGCGCGCACGCGCACACGCGTATAGAGAGTTACGATGTAGAGCGTCGGAAGCGTCAGTCCGGTGTGTCGTCATGGGGTTTAGTTGTCGGCATAAGGGGTGTAGGCGGGCTTGGGCGGATCCTTGAGACCCACGCCCCGAAAGCCGCGCACACCCACGCTGTTGCGCCACTTCTCCAGCCCGCGCGTGATCAAGAGATCGGAGAAGCGCCGCTGCGAGCCGACAAACTCACCAGCACTGTCGGCCCACTGTTTCCAGTCGTTGAAAAGTTCGGCGGTCAGCGACTTGGCGTTGGCCTCGCGCACGCAGCGCTCATCGAGCCAGCGACCCAGTGCATCCTCGGCTTCGAAATACTCCTCGGTGGCTTCCACCACACGCCGGGGCGGATCGAGTCGTCCGTGGCGCTGCCAGTCCAGGCACCCTTGAACCGCCCACGCCAGGATGCCGTCACGCTCGGCCAGCAATTTCTGCTGCAGGTGCTTGTCGCGGCGATCGGGCGGCACGGTGATCGTGAAGGGGATCAAGTGCAGTCGCCGCTTCATCGCTTCGTCGATGTTGCGGATCGCCGGTTTGTGGTTGCCGGCGACGAACAACTTGAACTGCGGAAAGAACTCGAAGAAGTCCTGGCGCATGAAGCGCGCGGAAATCTTGTCGCCGCCGGTCAGGTTCTTGAGCTTGGATTCCGCCCAACGTCGTCCCTGCTCGGTTTCGATGGCCGCCACGAATCGTGCGCCGCGCAGCCCGGCCATGTCGGTCGGATGCCGGTCGGTGCGCGTTTCCATGAAGGTGTCCATGGGCGCGTTGGTCGCGTAGTCGCCGAGGATGGTGGCCAACGTGTTCACGAACACTGACTTGCCGTTCGCGCCTGTCCCGTACAGGAAGAACAGTGCGTGCTCCTGCGTCGAGCCCGTGAGCGCATAGCCCACCATCCGTTGCAGATAGGCCTGCAATTCCACGTCACCCCCCGTGACCTCATCAAGGAACCGTCGCCAGGTCGGGCAGTCGCCTCCCGGTGTGGCCGTGGTGATTTTGGTCATCCGGTCGGCACGGTCATGTGGGCGCTGGCGGCCGGTTTTCAGATCGACCACGCCGCCCGGAGTGTTGAGCAGCCACGGATCGGCATCCCACTCCTCAGTGGTGGCGGCATGCCTGCGATCCGCCCTGGCCAGCCGTTCCACACCGCCGACTGTGCTCGAGCTGGCGAGCTTGGCCGCCACCTTAGGATTCTCGGCGCGAACGGCGGCGTGTCGGCAAACGCTACGGATCAGATCGGTCGCGGCCAGCGTGTCCTCGGTGCGCCAGCGATTGCCATCCCACACCAGCCAGCGTCCCCAGCCGGCGACATAGCGCCAGTCGCGGTGATAGCGCCGGGTGAAGGCCAGCGCCAGCGCGTCCTCCGTCCCCCACACCGATTCGTCACTGCTGACGACGGGTTCAGCCTCATCGGCCACGTCATGCATCTGCAGACGCGGGCCATGGGCAAGGAAGGCCGCCACGTCGAAGCCCTCGGCGATGGCATCGGCCACATCCCAGCCGTCCGCAGCCTCCTCGGGCGGGTACAGGATGAAGCAGGACTTGGCTCCGGCCGACAGGATGGCTTGTGCCGCCTGTGTCGCGTACTCCCAGCCCGGCTTGTCGCGGTCGGGCCAGATCAGCACGGCCTTGCCGGCCAATGGCGACCAGTCGGTCTTCTCCACCGGGGCATTCGCGCCGTGCATCGCAGTGGTCGCCACGATGCCGACATCGATCAAGGCCTGCGCGCATTTCTCGCCCTCGACCAACGCCACCTGGCTGGCCGAAGTCAGGCCCGGCTGGTTGTAGAGCGGACGCGGATCTGGCGGAGCCATCTTGCGCCGCTTGGCGTCCCAGGGGCGGAACTCCTTCTTGCGTCCAGGCGGGTCGTAGCGGTAAACCACCGCGATCAGCTTGCCGCCGGCATCGTGGTAATCCCACTTGGCCGTAGCTGGGCCAAGTTCGTCGACCGGGGCTTCCTTCTTGGCTTTGCGCACTGGCACAGAACGCGAACGACCGAGCAGATCGGCAGCCTCGTCGAGCACGCGGGAAAAGTCAGCGTGAACGTCGGCCCCGATGCAGGCAGCGATCAGCGCAAAGATGTCGCCGCCGTCACCGGTGGCGCGATCGGTCCACAGCCCTGCCTTCTCGCCTTCGAGCACCACCTCGAGACTGTCGCCCGGACTGCCCAGCACGTCGCCGATCAGGAATTTTCCCTTGCGCTTTTTCCCTGCCGGGAACATCGTGGTCAGCACCGACTCTAGGCGTTCGAGCAGTTCGACTCGAAGCTCGTCGCGGTCTGACTCTCGGCTGTGCTCTGCCGTTTGAGTTGTGTCGTTGAAGTCGATCATTCGGCCTCCTCGACAGAGGCGGCAGTATCCTGGGCATCACGATCCTGGGCGGCTGTGCTGCGCGCGGCCCAAGCTGAGAGTTCAGAAAGGCGATAGCGCACCAGGCCACCCATCAGGTAGTGCGGAATCCGGTACTTGGTGCGCATCGCATGGTCGGCGAACCAGTAGTACGGCAGGCGTAGTGCGGCCGCCGCCTGCTTGGCGTCGATCATCGGCTCGATGCGGTTTTCGGATGTGTTGTTTTCAGTCATGATTGCATCCTCCAGCAGCGGTCTTGCCATGCGCACATCCGGCACTCGAAGTGGGTCGAGTCATGGACGGCGCGCGGCAGGAGTTCTCCCGCCTCGGTCGCCGTGATGACCTTCACCGCCCGATCCGACATGCGCTGTGCCAGGGCCGCATCAAAGGGCACGAGCTCGGTGTAGATCTCCATCGTGTCGGCGTTCAGCGCCGTGAAGATCGCCGGGTGCTCGTGTAGTTCGAGATAGGCCTGGTAGATCGCCACTTGCGCGGCGTAGACGGGCTTGGCCACGGCAAGCCGGTTCTTCTCCAACTCGCGCCAGGGCTTATTGCCCAGACACTTGTTCTCCCAGAGCGCCGGATAGGCGAAGCCCTCGGGGCCACCGACGATGACGCCATCGATGTGCCCCTGTAGACGGTCATCAGCCACGGAGAAACCGAACTGCTCGCCGTCGGACTTTCGGGTGCGCAGGTCAAACCCCGCGTCCCGTAGCCACGCGACCATGCAGTCCTCCATGACGTGGCCGCGCTCGAAGATGCGCAGCATCCGCCCGGGAATCTCACGCCCGTGGTCGACGGGTGCTTTGGCATACTCGAACTGCAACGCACGCTCGCAAGCCACGCCGAGACGCGATGCCCCGAGGTACTGGCGTTCCGTCTGGCGGGCGCGAGCCTGCTGCATCCCGGCGTCGACCAGGGCGGTGATCTGGCCGGAGATGCTCGATGTGGAGTTGAAGTCGATCATGGCTTCGTCTCCCACGGCAGGTCATCCTCCAGGTCGGCGAAGGGGCTGGCCATCGGATCGGGTGTCGGAGCCATGCCGCGCACCGGCGGAAACTTGGTTTCCTCGTGGTGCTCAACCATCGCCTCGGTGTAACAGGTGACGATGGCATCGATCACGCGCAGCGCCTCAACTTCCGAATAGGCCCCGAGAGACTTGTCGAAACCGATCTCGCCTGCCGCCTCGCCGAATGACCGGAGGCATTTCTTCATCGCGGCCAGTTCGACATCAGATGGATCGATCATGACGACCCCCTTGATGTTGACGTGGCCTTCCTTGACCCGCAGCCAGTTGCCATACAGCGCGTGAAACGCATCCTGACAACGGCGCGAGCAGAACACCCAGTCGATGGGGTAGCGTCGTGGGTCGCCGGTTTTGTGGCGACCGTCGTTGTGCCCGAATCCACGGGCCTGTCGTTTGCAGACCCAGCATTTCACGCCACCTCCTTCTTGCGATTCGGGAGACGGCACCCCGGGCGTACACCATCTAGAAAGCCATCGGCGGTTACGTGAAACGTCGTGCCGGGATAAGCACACCGACGCTGGCGGATCATTTCGCTTTGATACTCTGAGGTGCAGTCCGCGCAGTATTTGCTGTCGCCAGGCTTGACCCGCTGGGCTGATGCTTTCCAGATGCGGTACTGCGCAGCGCTGGAAAAGCACAGCGGGAATCCACCTCTACGCAAAAACAAAACGGTATCCATGGCCGCCCCCTCACTGCGCCCACGACGGTTTTCCCGTCACGGGTGCGCGTTGCGGAGTCGGAGCCTGATACGCTGGAGCTGCCTGCGCCGGAGCACCGGAACCACCACTGCCGTTGTTCGACCTCGGCGGCACGCCCATCAACTTCGCGTAGTCGGGATGGTCGGGTTCGACCGCGACCTTGACCACGTTCCGATCCTGGCCCTTGGCATCCTTCTCGACATCGACGCGGGCGAGAAACTCGATACCGTCCAGCTCATGAAATCCCTGGATGCGGCGTGCGGCGGCGGCCTGCGGGCTGTTGTCCTGCGGGTTGACGTTGCGGGCGCTGTTGAGCGCGGCACGGATGAAGCTGCGACCCATCTGGCCCCAGGTCGGTCCCTTCTTGGAATGCAGGCCGATGTTGCTCCACATCTTGCGCTTGGCATGATCACCGGCGGTGACCACGAATTCGGCGGAAAGATAGATGGAGCCGGTGTCGAAGGACTCGGTGGCGTAGCCACCGCCCCAGCCTTGCGTGGGGTCATCATAACCACCGGGTTTGATGGTCATGCGCACCGGGACGATGGTGCCTTTGGGGATCAGATCGAAGCCGGATTGTTGCGATTCAGCGTCGTTGAAGTCGTTCCAGTTATTGGTGGTCATGTGATTACTCCTTGGATTCGGTTGTGTTCTGGGCAATGGGGGTGGCAGTGCCTGCGCACTTGGCGACCAGCGCGCCGAGATGGGGCGGTTCCAGCAGGTCGAGACGACCGCTGCGGTCTTTGGCCGGGAAGCCGTAGGGATTGACGGTGTGCGTGACGAACGCGCGGTAAGCGCTGCCGTCGTCGGCCTTGATCTCGGCCAGTGTCACGACCTCATCGACGATGCCGGGCAGTTCCAGACTGGTTTTGCTACCTTCGATCTGAGGCACGAACACCTTGCGGTTGTAGTCATCGAGCCGTTCGTCGAGGATGGCGACGAACACCACGTTCTTGCCCCGGGCGTGCTGCAGGTGGGTCAATGCGCTGATCATTTCCTGGCCAAGCAACCCGTAGGCGGCCCGCAGATCAGGCTTGCCGGAACGGTCGCTGGTCGCGCCGGGTTGCGTCTTGCACCACGCGAAGCACTGGCGCGACAGCTGGGTGATCGAGTCGAGGAAAAATGTCTGGTAACGGTCGAGTTGCGCCGGGTCGCCAAATTTCTCAACGACGTGGTCGTAGTGCGCCTGCGAGAACGCGCTCTCCGGTGGCAGCGATTTGTCCGGGCCGGCGAGAAACACGAAGAAGTCGCGCGACTCCGGCCACGATGCCGGGCGGATGGTGTCACCCGGCCAGTCAGCCACGGCCAGGTCGCCCGCCTCGATGTCGAGGAACAGGGTGGTAGCCGGGTCGAGGTCTTTGAGTCGGGTGGTTTTGCCAATGCCGGACTTGCCCAGCATCAGCAGCTTCACGCCTTTACGTTCGGCCATCCGCTCGATGGCGGATACGATGGGGAGCTTTTTCATGCGTCACCCCCATCGATGCTCAAGGTGAAGGACGGCTTGCCGGCATCCACCGTGCGCGCGGCAGCGAACTGCTGCTGCAGGGCCGGCGGCCAGTTGGTGTAGCGGGATTCAGACACCGACAGCTTGATGTCGAGGTAGCCCTCAACCTTCTCGCCGGAGGCGACGATGCGCTCAGCGATCTCACCCAACTGCTTCTGGTTCCAGCTGACTTTCTTCGGCAGTTCGAACTTGATGTGCAGCGGGCCGTCGCTGATGTGGGCGGTGCCGAAGTCGCGTCCGGATTCACGCAGTGCGGCGCGAGCCTGCTCGCCGTAGCACTTATCCAGCGCCGCATCGAACTTGGCACGGGCCTTCTTCAGCCAGTCGAGTGCCTCGTCGAGGTTTTTGTCGACTTCACGCTTCTGCTCGGGCGGCAACGCAGCCAGTTGGGTTTCGGACATCTCGGCGATGTCGGCGGGGAAGATGGTCAGATCGCTCATGGCCGTCTTCCTCACTGGTACGCCCGAGCAGAAGTCGAGTAACGCGAGACGCGCCGCTCGAAGGCTTCAATTTCGGAGATTAGGTAGGTGACACGCGCCCCGAGCTTGCAGAAGACGGGGCCGAGCTGTTCCTGCCGCCAGCGGCGCAGGGTTTTGACCGAGAGCCCCCAGCGGGTGGCAAGCTCGTGTTCGTCGAGAGCGATGCGCACGGCACCGCTCGGGAGTTGCTGGATGACGTTCCGGCCAGATTGAACGGATGGGGTTTGGTTTTGCATTGCGGAACTCCTTTTGTTTGGGAGTTCCTATTGAATTGCTCCATGCCTTGGGCCTGGGCGAGTGCGTTTTCGGCTTTCGTGAGCAGCCATCGACATCAGACCTGCCAACGCGATCTAATTAACTTATTGATTTACATGGATGCGCACCCGCCGTTTCGGTTATTGCGATTTCGCTTATTTCGTTTATAATGGCCTCAGTTGAACTTTGATCCGACGAGGAGACCTCCATGAACGCTCCCGCTATCCCCAAAACACTGCCCTCAGAAGAGGACATCGCGCTCGCCCGTGAGTCGGGCCGCGCGCTGTCGACCGTGCTCCAGACCCGTGCCGAAACCCAACAGATCGATTTCCATGACGACAAGGGCGCGGTGCGTGCCGTGCGCATCCCGACGTCGGCGCTGCGCCTGTTGCTGGAAGTCCTGACCGAGATCGGCCAGGGCAACGCCGTGTCGATCATTCCGATCCACGCAGAACTGACCACGCAGGAAGCCGCCGACGTGCTCAACGTCTCGCGCCCCTTCCTTGTCCAGTTGCTGGAGAAGGGCGATATGCCGTTCCACAAGATCGGCACGCATCGTCGCGTGCGCTACCAGGACGTCATCGCCTACAAGAAGCGCATCGATGCCGAGCGTCGCAAAGCTCTGGATGAATTGGCCGCGCAGGCCCAGGAACTCGGCATGGGATACTGAGCGGATGAGCTCGCACTTCACCGTCGTCTATGACGCCTGCGTGCTCTACCCGGCGCCGCTGCGCGATTTGCTGATGCATCTGGCGCTGTCGGATTTGTACCGGGCACGCTGGAGCGACATGATCCACGACGAGTGGACGCGCAATGTGCTGGCCAGCCGCCCCGACTTGACCCAAGACCAGCTGAACCGGACACGCCAGCTGATGAATGCCCATGTCCGGGACAGTCTGGTCACCGGATTCGAGTACCTGATTCCGTCAATCAACCTCCCCGATCCGGACGACCGCCATGTGGCTGCGGCCGCCATCCACTCCGGGGCCAGCCTGATCGTGACCTTCAACCTCAAGGACTTCCCTGCAGAGGCACTCAGGCCCTACAACCTCGCGGCCCAGCATCCGGACGACTTCATCGTCGATCTGCTGGATTTGCATCCCGCAGGCGTGCTGGAGGCCGCCGCCTGCCATCGGCGCTCGCTGAAAAACCCGCCCAAGACGGCAGACGAATACCTCGACACCCTGCTGGCGCAGGGTCTGACTCAATCGGTGGCGGTCATGCGCCAATGGACTGTGGCCATGTGAACGGCCAAAGGGAGAATGCATGGGCAAGAAGACCCTGACCAACGCGCACTGCCTGCTTGACCTGATCGAGAAGGCTCCAGTTCAGACTCTCAAGGCTTTTTCCGGGCTTCCCGAATGCCAGGCGCTTGTCCGTGGCTTCGACTGGTCACAGGATGCCGCTGCGCTCCCCGCCGCTCTGATCGAACACGTCAGGCATCTGCGCAAAGATCAGCGTGACCCTGCCGAGCGCGAGGCACTGCGCGTACTGCGTCTGGCATCCCCGCGCGGCGCGCAAATCCTCACGACCGTCGCCGACCAGCTCAACGACAACGATCTGATCGCCGCTTTCACGGACCAGGACGGCGGCGAGATCGGCCGCGCGGTCTGGATGCGCACCCACTCCGACGAGGCGGCACGGCTGTTCGATGTTGCCGAGTCGATCCTGAACACCGGTGACATCCGGGGCAACAAGCGTCTCTACGATGCTTTCGATGTGCCGTGCGACGATGCACCGCCCTTCATCTGGAACGATTCCGTCAAGAAGGAGCTCGAGGCACAGCTCACCAGCGCGATGCGCCTCGGCGAACCCTGCGAAGTGGTCTACGTACCGCTGGCCGACGAGAAGAAGAACGGCGACACGAAGACCATTCATTACCTCGTTGTCCGGTTTGCCGGAGATCAGGTGACGGCGGTGCAGATGGTCAACCGCAACCGGAGGAGCTTCTGCTATTTTCCGGCGCGGGATGCCACCCTCGTCTACGCGCCGGATCGCAAGGTGGTGGAGGTCTATGCACACACCTTGTCAACGCGCGCTCCTCTGGCGAATGTGCTGTCCAAGCACGGATTCAAGGCTCCGCTATCGAACCGTCCCCTGAACCGGTCGCGTTACGACCTGTCCCGGTTCGCGTTGCCCCTGCGGGACGAGAAACCGCAATTGGACGGCGTGAAGGTCGAGCGTCTATATCTGACGGAGGCCAAGGCATTGCTCGGACACTCGACGGACGCCGTGTCGCTGCACATCGACAGCGGCGCGGAACTGCACGAGGTCATCAATGAACGTTGGAGCAACCATCCGTTCTCGCAACCCGGAGCCATCCTCGGCGTGACGCTGGTGGCCGATCTGGTGTTCGACAGCGACACCACCGAAACGCCGCTGTCCATCGTGCTGGCGGAACCCGGCCGATGCAGCCTGCAAGGCGAGAAAGACCTCCGGCTGCGACAGGCCGGGACGCAATTGCTCGAAGCGTTGGGCGTTCTGAAGCCGTTGCACCCGGGCTCGGGTGTCGACGACCCGAACCTTGTCGTTCAGGTGGCACGGCTGCTCGAATCCGCGACCAACCCGATGGACGGCTTCGCACTGGCGCAACTGGGGATCGACATCGACCGATTCGAGGATGAAGGCATCATCACCGAGGGCGACCGGATCACTGAGAAGGTGGTCGACCTGGCCGACGGCGAGCGGCTCACGGTCAAGCTGGAGCGCTGCGCCGACGCCAATCAGGTCCGCTACCGTGATCCGTTCACCGGTATGGATGTAATCCTGCCCGCCAAACATGCGCGGCGCTGGAAAGTGCATCTGAACTGGCTGCGCGAGGAGATCATCACGGCCTTGGGTACCGCGCTGCAGGGGGTACGTGGCAAGTACGTTGATGAAGAGCCCGTGTTCCTGGGGGAGATCGACATCGACGGGCATGCCGCCGCGCTCTACTTCGCTGCAAAGATGTCCAGCGAGCGCCAATACGCCCGCGTCGATACCGCCTTACGGCTGCATCCTCGCCCCGTTCCCGGCATCGTGCTGACAACGGCATCCGTCCCGTTCCAGTTCGCCGGGACGAATGTAGTGATCCCCATCGAGGACGTGGTGTCGTCCGCTGGCGCGAAAACGGCCATCGACACGTCTCGCCTCAAGGTTGCGTATCGGCACGGACAGTTGGCTGCCATGGGTGGCACCTCGGTGAGCCTGAAGGTATCAGCCGACGGGTATGCGGCCGTGCTGTATCTCCCCGGCAAAGCGCCTTGGCGCGTCACCGGCAAGGGCAAAATCACCGTGCTGCAGCGATTGGTCGATGCCTACGCGGCAGGCACGCATGTGAACACCAAGATACTGATGGACGACACAGGATGTCTGTCGCCTGCCAATCTATTCTCCAAGACGTCGCCCTGGAAAAACTACCTGGCCAAAGTCAAAGGTACTCACGGATGGCAGTTGAACCTGCCGATCCTCGACGCCCCGGTCGATGATGACGAAGACAAGATCGAGACCGAAGAAGTCGCACTGATCGGCTGACGTTCAAACGTCCATTACCCTGCGTTACCATCCTCTTCAGAGGATCAGGCCCACTATCTGTGACGGTTGCTATTCCCTGGAGCCGTCATGAAGAACCTCGAACTCGCATCACCCTCGGAGATGTCCGCCTGCGCCCGTGCTAGCGAAATCACCACCATCCTCGCGGCAGCCATCGTCCGCACGCTCGCCGGCAAGGATCCAAAACAGAGAGAAGTCGGACTTGGCTTCCTGCCCGACCAGCGCGTTCATACAACCCCCTATCAACAGGAGAAGTTGTGATGAACGCCACGCTGACGAAGCAACAAACGGTGGCCCGGCAAATTGCCGACCTGAGCCAAATGTCCATGGCCGAACTTTGGCCGGTATGGGATCGATACTTTCCCCGTCGCCCGGATTATCCGAATCGCACCCACGTCGAGTCGCGCATTGCCTACAAGCTACAGGAAGAAGCCTTCGGCGGCCTCGCCCCCGAGACGAAGCAGCGGCTGGAAGCCATCGGCGCAAAGCACTCCAAGATCAAGCTGCGCGCCAAGCCACGTGAATTCAATTTCGCGCCGGGCACGGTGATTCTGCGCGAATGGGGCGAGCGCGAGCACCGGGTTACGGTCAATGCCGAGGGTCGTTTCGAGTACGAGGGCCACACCTTCAAGAGCTTGACGGCGGTGGCCCGGCACATCACCGGCCAGCACTGGAGCGGGCCGCTGTTCTTCGGCTTCGGCAAGGGAGGTGCGCGATGAACGAAATCGCCAGCACCAAGACTCGCAAGCGCTGTGCCGTCTATTGCCGGGTATCCACGGACGAACGTCTCGACCAGGAATTTAATTCCATCGACGCCCAGAAGGAGGCGGGGCACGCCTACATCGCCAGCCAACGTACCGAGGGCTGGATTTCGGTGGTGGACGACTACGACGACCCCGGATTCTCCGGCGGCAACACCGACCGCCCGGCCCTCAAGCGATTGCTGACCGACATCGAGCGAGGCCAGATCGACATCGTGGTGGTCTACAAGATCGACCGCCTGACGCGCAGCCTTGCCGACTTCTCCAAGATGGTCGATGTGTTCGAACGCAACGAGGTGTCCTTCGTATCGGTCACCCAGCAATTCAACACCACCACCCCGATGGGGCGGCTGATGCTGAACGTCCTGCTGTCCTTTGCCCAGTTCGAGCGCGAGGTCACCGGCGAGCGTATCCGCGACAAGATTGCGGCTGCCAAGCGCAAGGGAATGTGGATGGGTGGAGTGCCATCCATCGGCTACGACGTCGTGAACCGCCAACTGGTCATCAACGAAGCCGAGGCGGCAGTGGTGCGCCGCATCTTCGCGGAGATGCTGACCATCGGCTCGCCGACCCAGATCGCCGCCAACTTGACCGCCGAGGGCATCACCACCAAGGCCTGGACGACACAGGAGGGCCAGACCCGTAGCGGCACCCGCATCGACAAGAAGTATCTGCACAAGCTGCTGCGCAACCGCATCTATCTGGGCGAGCTGTCGCACAAGGGAAACTGGTACCCCGGCGCGCATCCGCCGATCATCGACCAGGCGCTCTGGGACAAGGTTCACGCGGTGCTGGCCAAGAGCGGCCATGCCCGGTCGGTTGAAACCAAGATCCGGTCACGTACTGACGCCTTGCTGCGTGGCCTGCTCTACGCCCCGTCGGGCGAACGGATGTACCCAACCTACTCGAACAAGAAGGGACACAAGTATCACTATTACGTGTCCAAGTCGGAAAGCCGCTTCGGCGCACCAGGCAAAAGCTATGAGCGCCTGCCCGCACCGGAGATCGAGGCAGCGGTGGTCGCCCAGATCCGCACAGTGCTGACCAGCCCGGAGTCCATTGCATCGGTGGTTCGTCACATCCAGCGCAACGGCGCACAGATCGACGAGGCCACCACGGTGATGGCAATGGGTCGGCTCAACGACGTGTGGGATCAGCTGTTCCCGGTCGAACGCCACCGCATCGCCAACCTGATGATCGAACGGATTGACCTCGTACACGTCGGTGAAGTGCAGGGTATCAAGGTGAAGTGGCGGGAATTGGGCTGGGACAAGCTGATTGGTGAATTCGCTCCGAGGGAAATCGGCGCGGAACTGATGGAGGTCGAGGCCTGATGAACAGCTCGCTGGAAACTTTCGTGCCCCTCCAGTTCAAGCGGAAGAAGGGAAAACTTCTGGTCGACGGGAGGGAATTTGCCCACGACGTTCAGATCATCGAGGCCGTTGCCCGGGCCATGCATTGGCACGCCCTGCTCGATTCCGGTGCGTTCAAGAGTGTGGTCGAGATCGCCCGGACCGAAGGATTGATGCCAACCACAGTGGGCCGGTTGCTGCGCCTGGCGCGGTTGGCCCCCGACATCGTTGAACAGTTCATGAGGGGTTGCCAGCCCCGAAGTCTGACCCTGCTGTGGCTGATGCGAAACGATATCCCCGCACTCTGGCCAGACCAGCGTCAGATGCTTGAGCGATTCCGGTAG